GCGTCAGATGTGTATAAGAGACAGCTCTCACTCACTCCATAACGCTCTCACTCCGTCCAATTACGGGTTAGTTTGCCCCGATTACGTACCACAATAGTCTTATACCAGAGCGAAAAGACCTTGCCCCGTAGCGGGTTACGGTACCAGTCGCTCATTGGTGGATCTTAGCAATGTCATAGAATACTAAACAAAAGCGGTGGAAAAGTCTAACCTTCAACCCCAGGGTTTTTAACTATAGTAGTGTTCTTATAGTACTATCCACCCAAATATTTTTTATAAATATAGTCAATCGTCTCATATAGTGAGACGGATACCGCCCAGCAGCTAAACTATTTTTGGCGTGAACCCAGTATAAAATACTAACAATAGACAATGTGACTAACATCACAGGGTACAATGCGGGATAAACGACACTTATCCCGCCTTAGTATAAGTAGGGGTTAAAATAACACAGCCCTATCCGTTCGGCTCACGGCAGAGTGAGCCTCAAGCGAACGGTAAGCCGATGAGACGAACGGTCTCGTATCGTAGTCAGCCTCAAGGGCTGACGAAGTTAATGGGGTTGGGGCGGCTAGTGTGATAGCCCCTAACAAAAACTTGCGCTTTGAAAGCGCCCCTATAGATAACCCAAAGACTACCCATAGGTAGTAGTTTCCCCCAAAGGAAAGATTACCCCAATGGCAAAACCATCCAGCAATTCTTACAAGCTAGCCCCAGAGGCTACCTTGTCCGCCCCAGAGGCGAAGAAGCGCTTAGTCGCGCTTATCCAAGATGGAGTAACTGTTGAGGATGCTTGCCGCGCAGTCGGCAAGTCAGTAAAGTCTTACGAATATTATAGAGCTTCCGATCCACAATTTAAGGAAGCGATAGACCTCTCTCGCGTTATTCAACGCCGCAAGGGTATCGTCTCCGATGACGATGCCAATATCACTTTTGAGGATTTTAGAACCAAGTACCTCAACTCAATGACCTTTGACCATCAACGTAATATTACTAGCCTTCTAGAAGAAGGTGAGCCTGCCTGGCTCCATGGCAACATGACCTATGAAAAGGGCTTCAAGAATTACGTCCTAGTCAACATGCCGCCAGAACACGCCAAGTCTATGACGGTCAGTATTGACTATGTGGTTTATCGGATTGTGACCAATCCCAACGTTCGTATCAAGCTCGTCTCTAAGACGCAGGCTATGGCGAAGGAATTTTTGTACGCTATTAAGCAGCGACTCACTTCGACCCAATGGTCAGAGTTGCAGAGAAGGTACGCACCAGTAGAAGGGTTCAAGGCTACTGCCGATAAGTGGACCTCAGACAGCATATATCTAGAACGCGACTCAGGTGAAAAAGACCCTACCGTCCAGGCTCTAGGTATCGGCGGTCAGATCTACGGCGCACGTGCCGACCTAATCATCCTAGATGACTGCGTTACATTGGCAAACGCTAGTGAGTTTGAAAAGCAGATCCGCTGGATCCAACAGGAAGTCCTTACCCGTGTTGGTCCTACAGGAAAGATTTTAGTTGTAGGTACTCGCGTAGACCCAATGGATCTTTATAGGGAAATGCGTAACCCTGAGCGTTACCCAGATAACAAGTCACCTTGGACTTACTTGGCTATGCCAGCGGTATTAGAATTTGATGATGACCCAAAGAAATGGAAAACGCTCTGGCCTATGTCAGATCGCCCATGGGATGCAGATGACACGCAAGCAGATGAGAATGGATTATATCCACGCTGGTCTGGAGAACATCTACGCAAACGTAGAGGTTTGATTGACCCTAAGACTTGGGCAATGGTCTATCAGCAACAAGATGTTGAATCATCGGCAATTTTTAGCCCAGAGTGTGTAAGAGGATCAATCAGTGGCATGCGCCCGATTGGCCCGCTTATCCCTGGCGCTCCTGGACAACCTACTTCATTGGCTAATCAATACATCGTAGCTGCGATGGACCCAGCCATGTCGGGTGATACCTTCTCGGTTGTAATTGCTGGAGATAGAACCACAGGCAAGCGGTACCTGCTAGAGGCATCACGGATGCCAGCACCTACCCCACAGATGATTAGAGATTTAATTAAAGGCTGGACCGACAAGTATCAGCCAAAGGTATGGGCAATTGAAAAGAACGCGTTTCAGTTGTTCCTTACCCAAGACGAAGAAATTAACCGCTACTTATCCTCAAGAGGAACTCGCCTAGTCTCGCACTATACGGGAGCAAACAAGATGGATGCCGAATTCGGTGTTGCATCCATGGCGGGATTATTCGGCTCGTTGGACAACCAAGGCAAACATATGAAAAATAATCTTTTGGATTTGCCGCGAGCCGATAACGAACATATCAAGGCACTGATTGAGCAATTGATTACTTGGTCAGCAGGAACAAAGAATAAGCAAGATGGTCCGATGGCCCTCTGGTTTGCAGAGACTCAGATGAGAGATTATATCAATCAGTCTGGTGCCTATGGACAAACCTTTGTTAAGAACAAGTTTGCTACCCGCGCTCAGATAGCAGGTCGCAAAGTAGTCAATTTGGAAGAATACGCACAACTTCAAGAAAAATTAGCATCTAACGGGGGAACCTTCTATGGCACTAGATATTGACGAGTTAGCGGTAAAAGTCCGCAAACTACGCGACAATTATCATCAACGCGATGCCCGCTGGTCTGATCTCCTAGCAATCCGTCAAGGCAATATCCAACAGGTATTCCCTGGGATGTTCCCAGATGAATTTCCTAAGCCAATGGTTGCAAACTTTATTGATATTGCTGCCCGCGACGTAGCCGAAGTTATTGCCCCACTTCCTGCTTTCAACTGTGATACCACAGATTCAATTTCAGATCGTGCTAGAAAGCGTGCTGATAAGCGCACTATGATCGCAGCAGGATACCGCGATAGTTGCAACCTACAGACCATGATGTACTCAGGTGCAGATCGCTACCTTACCTACGGCATGCTGGCTTTTATTGTTGAACCCGACTATGAGAACAATCGCCCAATGATCCGTATTGATAATCCCATTGGGGCTTATCCAGAATATGATCGCTTTGGCAAGTTGCTCTCCTACAGCCGTCGCTACGAAAAAACTGTACGCGAACTTTGCAATGACTTTCCAGAACATGAGTCAGAGATCCGCGGACCTTATGAGAACCGCAACTCAGAACGTAGAGTTGAAATATTCCGCTATCAAGACAAAGAAGAACTAATCCTTTTTGTTCCTTCAAAGAAAAACCTAGTCTTAGATCGTGCCAAGAATTTACTTGGTGAATTACCTATCTCAATTGCCACTCGTCCTGGTATAGATTCAGACGAACATCAACGTGGTCAGTTTGACGATATTATGTGGGTACAAGTTGCCCGCGCTAGATTTGCAACACTGCAATTGGAAGCCGCACAGAAATCAGTACAGGCTCCATTTGCCCTTCCAGCAGATGTTAACGTTCTTGAGATTGGCCCAGATGCAACAATCCGTTCTGCCAATCCAGAGAAGATTCGTCGTGTCGGTCTTGATATTCCACAAGGAATTTTCCAAGAGACAGCACAATTAGATCAAGAACTACGTGTAGGTGCGCGTTACCCACAAGGCCGACTAGGACAGCAATCAGGTTCTATTGTTACAGGTCGTGGCGTAGAAGCACTTATGGGTGGCTTTGACACTCAGGTTAAAACTGCACAAGCAGTGTTTGCAGAAACTTTCCGCCACGTAATGCGTCTTTGCTTTATGATGGATGAAAAACTATTTGGTAATGTTGAAAAAGAAGTGCGTGGCGTAAACGCTGGCGCACCTTATGAAATTAACTACACACCTGCTAAAGATATTCAAGGCGATTACTGGTGCGATGTTTCATACGGCATGATGGCTGGACTAGATCCAAACCGTGCTTTAGTATTTGGACTTCAAGCCCGTGGCGATAAGTTAATCTCACGCGATTTTCTACGTCGTCAGATGCCATGGGAAATGAATGTCACCATGGAAGAAGAAAGAGTTGAAGTAGAAGCGCTCCGTGATTCACTCATGGCAGCTGTTGCTTCTTATGCTCAGGCAATTCCATCAATGGCTATGCAAGGACAAGATCCTTCAAAGGCAATTACTGCCATAGCCGCTGCAATTAAGGGCCGTCAGGCTGGTGAAAACATTGAAGATGTTATCGCTGCCGCGTTTGCTCCTGAGCCAGCACCAGAACAAGTTTCCCCAGAAGTTGCAGGCGCTGGTGAGGCACAAGCCCCAGGACAGTCTCCTACTGGGGAGCCTACTCCACCGCAAGGTGGCGCACCACAAGGCATGCCTGCACAACAAGGTGGCCCACAAGCATCATCACTGCAATCATTACTTGCAGGACTCTCATCTTCTGGAGCGCCGCAACTCGCTGCGTCAGTTTCCAGAAGGTCGCCAGTCTAACGTTCCTGGCGATCAAAACTTCCTATAGGAGAAAATAAATGGCAAAAGTATCACCAATGATGAAGGCGAGCCTTACAACTAAGGTACCTTCTCCAGCAATGCAAGGTGGACATGGTTCATCTGATGCAGTAACACAAAAGACTGCTATCCAAGCAAAGTCAGGACCAGCAGCAACAGGTAAGTCAACACAGGTTTACACTGTGCAACCTTCTGGCACCAAGGGTACAAACCCAGGAGCTAAGTAAACATTGAACCAACCAGAGTTTGGCGAGAATACTCCTAAGACTATAAGCGTCTGGGATATTTTCGCCTTGCTCTCTGACAGTATGTCAGACATATGTACAGTTGGATCTAATTTTTTTACGGTGTTAACACAAATGTTTGACACACAAGCAACTTTCGTAGATGACAAAAAGTCATTCCACGAATATGCCGCCCGTACCATTGAAACACTAAAAGAAGGAGAATAGATATGGGTACCCCTGCTAAACCAGCGACAACCCCGTCTCTCCCAGGTGCTAATAGCACAAGAACTGATGGACCAGGTAGCGTAGCATCAAAGCAAGCACAAAGATATATCTCAGGTATGCCTTTTTATGGTGATGGACAAGAGTTAGCAAACCTACAAGCACAAGCGCCTATGTCTGCTACTCCAGATGTAAAGCCAGTTTCAATGGCAGCATCTGCAGCACAGCAAGGTACTCCCGCCATGGCAGCCCCAAGACCAGTTGTTGGTTTAATGGCTCCAACTCAACGTCCTGATGAACCAGGAACAGCAGGTTCTCCAATGGGCGCAGGTCCTGGGCTTGAAGCATTAGGTATTATGCCTGGGCAATCAGGTGGTGGAACTGCACGTCAAACAGTTGATGCACTTGCTGCACACCCAGACGCATCACCAGAATTAAAGCGACTCGCTAACTTATTGGGGCAGTAATTTATGGCGACTCCTATTACACCTCAGCCACAAACTCCAGCACCTGGGCCTAATGTTCAATTTGCCAATGATGCTGTTAAAATTCATGCCGAAGTTACGCAAAAAGCACCAGCAGTTATGGGCGATGCAATCAATTCAGGCAACCAAGACACAGTTTCTGGAATCGCTGCAACACAAACAATTGCTCCTTATGCTCAAGCAGTTCAAGATCACTTAAACGATCATTCTTCAAATAGCGTATGGGCTAATATTCTTGGCGATGCTAAAGGTGTATTAAGCACAGTAATTCATGGTGCTGAAAAAGTACCTGGCGTAACTAGTATTATGCAATGGGCAGCAAAACCATTACAAGAAATTCAAAAAGATTATAAATTTATTCATGCCGTTTATACGGATCATTCACCATGGCAAGGTGTTCTTGCAACACTTGGTGTAATTGGCGGCGGAGCCGCAGGTTTTGTTGGCAGTGGTTTTAACCCATTGGGTGCAATTGCTGGGGCAGATTTTGCTATGGCAGCCGAAGGCGAACTTGGAAAAATTATTCCAAATTTCAAAGATGCAGCCCAAAAAGCATCAGATCCAAATTATATGGTTTCTGCTGGTCGTGATTTTTCTAACTTGCTTGGACAAGTACCAGGTTTTGGTGCGCTTAAAGATACACAACATGGTTTTGGTCAAACTCTTTCTGGCGTAACAGATGCAGTATTTGATTTTAATTTAGACCCACTTGCTAAAGCAGGAAGCATTAATAATGCTTTGCGCTCTGGTAAGTTTGTTGGTGCTGCTGTTGATGATGCTGGAAAAGTTATTACTGATGCCAAGGGTATGCCAATTCAGTTAAAGGCTACTTTGCCAATAGCTGCACAATCTAATTCTATTAATCAATTTTTAATTTCAATGTCAGGTAAAGCAATTAATGCTGGACAAGTAGCGCTTGCTTATGCTAACCCATTAAATGGATCTTTACGTAGGGCTGTTAATACAATAGCAGAAATTTCCGATCCTGTTGAAATTATGCGCTTGTTCCCATCAAGTCAATTTACAATTTATGAAGCTGAACGTTTAGCAAAGGCTGCAACTCCAGAGGCTGTAGTTAATGAAATGTCTAAAAGCCTTTATTCAAAAGAATTGGTAGACGCAGATCACGTTCCTCGCAATACACTTATTCTTCCTACTCAAACAGTAGCACGTGCTTTTGTAGATAAAGGCTTAAAAGCCATACGTCAACAAGGTACTTCAATCAATGAAGAACGCAACCTTTTGCTACCTAAAACAACAACTGTTTTAGATGAGTCTGGCAATCCAGTATTAAATGCCGATGGATCTATTAAAAAACAAATACTTCAAGGTGGACTTCCAGCGGCTTTGGGTAAGTTAGGCAAATTAGATTTAACTGGTGCAAACCAAGCAGTGCTAAATTCACTTGCTGGAAAAGTCCGTACATTTACTGGTTATAAGTCACTTGTTATAAATGCTAAAACTTTTGAATTAAACTCTAAAAACTTTGATTGGCATGATCCAAACTTAGCACCACAAATTGCTAATATGGCTCTTTACTCTATGCCATATGACCTTGCACTTGAGCATACTGCTAAAATTATGCTTGAGCCAGATCTTGCTACAAAGCAAGAAATGTACGGTAACCTTGTAAAAGAAACAGTTAAAAATGCTGGCCTAAGTGCAAACAACGCAATTGTCACCAAAGTTATGTCACAAGCACAACGTGCTACTGATGGTGGCGAATTACAAAATATTAATTATGGTCCTGACCACAAAGGCGCACCTCGCGGATATGTCCAAATGAAAAACGGCGTTGTTCAAGGAGTAGCACTGTGGTCTTGGCAACGTGGCGGAAATGCTTTTATTGATTTCAAAGAATTACGCAAAGCAATGCGTGAATCTACCCTTCATGGTCTTTTATACCAAAAGGCAGATGACTTTTTTACATATTACACAGATAAAATATTTGCTCCACTTACACTTTTTAGCACAGGTTTTGGACTTCGTGTAGCTTCATCTGAGGCGTTGCATCAAATCATTCGTACTGGGCTAGGCGATTACTTGCAAAGCCAAGTAGCACAAAGTGCTGCTAAATATAATATTCTTCATAAAATAGATAATAACACTATACAACGCTATGCTGATTCAGCCGCTCAAGCGCTGACAGAAGAAGATCATAATGCTCTTTTAACTGGCAACAAAGTTACAGATAATGCTATAACTAAGTTGATAAAAGAAAAAGCCGACGTATACAAAAGCCTTTCTGGCACAGAACGAGTTAATGAACTTGCTACAGATATTCGCAATGCGCGTAACAAAATTGCCCCTGTTGGGTTTGTAACAAGCAAGATTGCTCCATACCTTGCTAAAGATAAACTAGATGTAATTACCAAATATCAGCAACTTATGGGTGGCGTAGGTATCCCTGCGGGTATTGCATCAGATCATGGATCAAGTTTTGCTACAAACGCTTCTGAGCGTGTAGACATTCTTGCCCAACTTCAAGGCCATACCACAAAGCCTACAGAAGAACTTGCTAGCCTTACAGGAACAAACCCTAATTACCATAAATATTTAGCGCTTAATCTTTCCAAGTCTCGCAATGAAGCAATGGCTAGAGATATTGCTAAAGACTGGCAAATGTTTTCAAAACAGCCTGGTTGGAATCAATTAAGTAATGACGAAAAATGGGGCAGAGTTTATAACTCATTCCAGCGACGTATTGAAGATGTAAACCAGTATGCTGATATTCGTCCAACAATGGTAGGTATGTCTAAAGGCGACCCAGCTTCGTTTGCTAATGAAGTAGTTTCATCATTCCGCGGAATGGTTGAAGGAGCTAGTGGAAAGATCCACGAAAACTTTATTAACAATATTCGCAATGGTGAGCGTACTTATGAGTCAGATCTTAAGGAAATCCCTACAACAGATCTGCCTTATGCTGTACTAGGTAAGCAACATAAGCCTGCTTGGGATAAGCCATATCAGCGTTTGCTTGATCTTGGATACCGTACTTTTGTTAATCCAATTATTGACCACATTTCACGTGAACCTATATTTGCTCATTATCTCTATGAAAACTATAGAGAATTAAAACCAATGCTTGATGCAGGCATAGATGAAGACACCGCGCTTCGTATTGCTGGGCAAAAAGCCACCTTAGCAATGGTGCCTATGATCCACAACCCTGCGCTACGTTCCCAATGGGCAACTATGAGCCGTAATATTATGCCGTTTTATTTTGCTCAAGAACAAGCCATGAAACGTGTAGGCCGTCTTGCTTTTCAAGATGGACGTTTGTTAAAGACATTCCGTGATTTTCAAATTATTAAACATGGTATAAATAACCCAGGTTTCGTTCATCAAGATGCAACTGGAAACAAATATATTGTTTATCCATTAATTGGTGAGTGGGGTAACGCAATGGCCCGTGCTGCGGGCGCATTAGGACTTAACCAATACTCTGGTATGCCAACATCTGTTACTGGAAATATGTCATCTTTGATGACTGTACTTCCAGAACTTAAGATTCCTGGAACTAACCCAGTAGCAAATATTGTTTTGACAGATATGGGCAAACGTTTTCCTTGGATGGAAAAGGCTTCTAATATCGCCACAGGTGGTTACCCAGCTAATAACTGGTTAGATACTATTATTCCCAACTCTGGTGTTAGAGATATTTTTAATTCATTATTAGGCGATCAACGTGAAAATGCAGTTCATAATGCAACATTAAACGCAATGGCTGCAGCGCATTTTCATGGCTTAATTGATGACAATTTTCCTAATCTGCCACCTGCTCAACAACAACAGATTATAGACAAGATAGAAGCTAATGCTAAGACTAACTTGTTTATTCAAGGCATGTTTTCATTTTTCTTGCCATTGGCTCCAAGTGTACAAAGCTTAGATTTTAATAAAGAACTTAAATCACTTCGTTCTGAATTCCAAGATAGAGTAGCCGCGGAAATTGCTAAAGGTAACCTTAATGCTTTTGCTACAGCAAAAGATGCGTTCCTTGCTGAACATGGTAATCAAGCAATTTCTTATACGGTTGGTTTTACTAAAACTAAAGAAAACGGCGCATCAGTACCTATTTCAAATTCAACTATGAATTGGTTAAATAACCATCAAGATATTATGAAATCTAACCCAAGTGGGGCTGCGTATTTAATACCGCAAAATACCCAAGGTGGAGATATTCAACAGATTGAAAATAAATTATTAACAATGGAATTGCGTTCTAAGCAAACTCCACAAGAGTTTATGGATTCTGTATACATTCAAAAAGGATGGGTAGATCTAAACCCAATATTTACTGCTTATCAATCCATGCTTACAGATGCTAAAAAAACTAATAACATTTCACAAATTAGTCAATTATCACAAGCATGGAAATCTGTAAGTACAACATATGGTCTAAGTAACCCTATCTGGTATAACAGTTATAAGGATCCTACAAAACCTTTAGATGCCCAAAATGCACTTAAAGATTTACAAAAAATTCAAGAATTGGGTAAATTAGGTACATCAGCACAAGGTACTGGAATATCTCAATTATTAGGTCTTTACGAATATTATCATGCAGCATTACAACAAGAAACAAAACAAGGTGGTAAATTAACCGCTGCTGGATATAACATGATAGATGCTTGGAATGCACTTCTTGATGCTCAAAAACAACAAGATCCAAATTTATCAAATGTTATTGATGGCGTATTTAGGAGAGTAGCATAATGGCTGGCAAAGGACAAAAACCCGTAGTTAAAACTCCACCAGTTAAACTGGATACAAATAACCCATTAGTTGCTGCATTTTTAGGATCATTACAAAGTGGCAATAGTAATCAATATGCTATTCCAACTACTACCTCAACTACTTATTTAGATCAAACTTCTGCGCCAGATATTTATTCTACCGTTAATGCTATGTCACAAAAATTAACTGGTAAATACGCATCACCAGAATTGGTTAAATCAATTGGCGCACAGATCTTGGCAGCTGAAAAAGAATATCCTGGAAGATATACTGGTGAAACTACTTATCAACAATCTGGCAAGCGTGGAACTGTAACTGGCACTCAGTTGACTCAAGGGGTAAATGTTCAAGGACTCGTACAAAGTCTTATTGAAGGTACTGCGGATGCTAGGCAATATCAAGCCGCAACTGGTTTTATGGATGGAATAGTAAAAGCTAACAACCAATTTAAGGGAGCATACAGTGGCTGATGCGTTAGATATTAATGCCCTTATTAAACAAGCAGAAGCCGCTGGTGCTGCTAAAGATACTGCTAGTAAAGTTTCTAGCGCTAAGGCTAAACTTGGTAAAGGTCAATGGTCAGATCAAGTAATAAATGTTTTTGGAATAGATAAAAGACTTCCTTCTGGTTTTGTTAATGCTGTTTATGGTGCCGATGGTGCGCTTGTTGGTTATGTTAAAAATGGTCAAGTCATGCCACTTATACAGCCAAAAGAAGCTACAACAAAAAGCAAAAGACCTTCTATTGTACCGCCTGATAGCAAAATTACTGATGCACAAACAGCAAGTTTTAATTATGCCCAGACGCTACAACAAACTGCTGAAACAGAATATAATGATCTTAAGGTACAAGCCGAAATTATTTCTCGTGGTGGTGCAACACCACAACAAAAGCAAGATTTTGAACGTGCTGCTAAAACCTACAAATCAACCGTTGATGCGATTCAAGGTGCTTATGTTAAATCAGGCGCAGTCCAAGGTGATGTAAATATTGATGCTACTGGTAAATTACCAGAAGGCACTACCTACGTTGATCCTTCAAAACCAGAGGCTGGTCCTCAAAAAGTAGCCGTTGGTGGAACAGTTGCTCCAGTACCTACTACTACTACTGGTCAAACAGGACAAGTTGCTACAGGAACTATTGCAGGTATTAATGCTCCTGCTACTCCTACTGGTAAACAAATTTCTCAAGGAACTGGTACTAGTAACCAAGGTACTACAACATCTGCTGGATCATTTATTCCAGTATTGCCTGGAACTTCAACAAAGACAACTGCTCCTATGACTCCAGATGAGATGAAACAGGACTTTGTTAATAAGTATGGCTCAACTGCAGCTTTAATTTTATCTGTTCCAGAACTTGGTGATTTGTTTACAAAGGCTATGACATCAGCACAGCCTATGACACAAAGCGAATGGGATATTGCTTACAAAAAATCTAATTGGTTTAATAGCACTTTAGCCCCACGTCGTGATTATGAAGTTGCCCGCGTAAGTGATTCTGGTTCTTTTACCGATCAATACAATCAATTATTGCTACAATTTCAAAATGTGGCTAGATCAATTGGTGTAGATCCAAGCGTATTTGGTGCTGCTATTACACCAGATCAAGCGTCTCAATTTTCTAAAACTGTAGATATGTCTAACCCAGTTGCGTTCTTTTTAACTCAACATTACAATAAACCAGCGGATGCAACTACAATTCAAAACTATGTAGCCAATCATGCTAACATTGCTAAAAATGCAGGTGGCACTCTTGAAGGTTTTATTGGTAAAACTGTTAATGATCTTAAAACATATGCCTCTAGTATGGGCGTAGCTAGCCTGTATTTAAGATCAAGCAATGGCAAGCCAGTTGCAGATGGTAGTGATTATTTTCAAAATGCTGCACAAGCAATTGCTGGCGGTACTAGCGATTTAACCGCAGAGCAGGAATATATTAAACAACAAGCCAAAGCAATTTATAAACCATTTGCTGATAGAATTGATAAAGGTCAAACTGTTGCAGCGTTAGCTAATCCTTATACCTCAGCATTAAGTAATTTACTTGAAAACATAGATCCAACAGCAGTTGATCTTGGTTCTACTACTGGTTATGGAGCGCTTGTTACAAAAGCACTTCAAGGAGATGGCACAAACCCAATGAGTCTTGACCAGTTTGCAACTCAAGTTAAGCAACGTCCTGAATGGTTACAAACTGGCAATGCTCGTAATAGCATGATGGATACTGCAAATCAACTACTTCGCAGTTTTGGAATGGTGGTTTAATTCATGGCAATATACAATCCATCTGATTACAATATGCCAGATGCACCAAAAATTGCAACTTCTTACGCCCCAGGTACTGCTTATAATCCACAATATGGTAATGCTCTAAATACAACTGCTACATCAACGGTTCCAGTTGCTTCTACTACTCCAGTTGTTAGTGGACCTAGTGACGGTAACGGTGGTGGTGGTGGTGGCAAAGATAGCAAACTTCCAGATAATAATGGCGTTATTCCTTTTATTCCTCCTACCAATACTGGACCAACTGGTCCTGCTGGTGGTAAAAAAGTATCAACTGTTATTCGCAACGCCGATGGCAGTACAACAACATATTATGATGATGGAAGTAAAGTTACCGAAGCGGCACCTGCCGCATTATCTACTCCAGCGGGTCAAAACGCTTTAACACTTTTAACATCAGTATTAGCTGGGTATGGTATTGATACTGCAAATGGTGCAGTTAGTAATGCAATTATGGGTCTTATTCAAAAGAACTATGACGCTCAAACTATTCAATCTTTAATTCAAGATCCAAATGCTGCCAAATCATCCGACCCAAGCGTAGTAGCTTTAGCAAATGCTTGGAATACTCGTTTTTCTGGCAACGTAGTACGTGAGGCTGCTGGCCTTACACCATTGGATACAGCTACATATATTGCCACAGAAAATTCATATAAATCTTTAATGTTACGCTCTGGACTTCCAGCAGCAACAATAACTAATGATTATATTGGAAAGATTATTGGAAATGTAACTTCACCTTTGGAAACACAGGCTCGTATTGATGCTGCTAGTATGGCACTTAATACAGAAGATCCACTTGTACTTCAACAACTACAACAACGTTTTGGTTTAACCCGTGGTGATATGTTGCTACATATTCTTGATCCACAAACTGCTACACCTATCATTCAACAGAAAGTTGCGGCATCACAAATTGGTGCTGAGGCTTCACGTCAAGGCTTAGCAGCAACTGATGCTTACTCTATGCAGTTAGCGGCACAGGGTATAACTCAAGCTCAGGCAGCGCAAGGCTTTGGAACTATTGCTAATCAATTACCTGGTACACAATCACTTGCTGCTCGTTACCAAGGATATGGTGATGCTGGCACTGTTGGACAATCTTTAGCTAATCAACAATTTGGTACTTCCGTTCCTGGAGAAACACCAGCCCAAGCAGAAGCCAGATTAAAACGTCTACAAACACAGGAAGTATCTCAATTTGGTGGTTCTGCAGGTGCTAGCACACAAGGTCAATCTCTTGGAGTAGCAAACCAACAAGGCGTTCAGTAACAAACTAAGTTCCGTCACCACCCACCAGCATGGATGACGTGTATTAAGACTGGAAGTGGGAGCCAAACATCCTTCCCCTGGGATGACTTGCGGCCTGCGACTCAACTAACGAAAGGGAGTGCCACATGGCAAACCAATATGAAGAAGACGAAGATGATGTATACACAGACGATCAGGCACAATCTGATGGTCCTGCAAATCTCCGTAAAGCTCTAAAGCGTGCAGAGAAAGAAAAGAAAGAACTATCCGAGCAATTAGCAAGTATTCAATCTGATCTTCGCAGTCGCTCCGTCAAAGATGTATTGGCACAAAAAGGCGTACCTGATAAAGTCGCCAAGTTTATTCCTGGCGACGTTACAACGCCAGAGCAGATTGACGCATGGCTTACAGAAAATGCCGATGTTTTCGGCTTTCAAAAGACAGGCTCCGATGCTGCTCCTATCAGCGAAGAAGAAAAAAGCAATCAGGCATCCTATCAACGGATCAATGCCGCTACCCAAAATGCAAGCACCCCAACAAGAGATGCTGACTTAATGTCAAAACTCGCTGGGGCAAAAACTATAGATGAGTTAAATGCAATCACGGGTGCGCCAACTC